ATGGTTCATAATTTTTCCTTCTTTCATTTCAATTGCGCCACAGCGATGGTTGTTAGTCGCCGCCGCGGAGCACATGCTTACCAATCACGGTGATCGCACCGTCTTCGTCGATGTAGCCCATGTTCAGCATCGCCCGCCGCCCAGCAGCGGTCATTTTCTTCCCCGCAGCGTGACGGCGTAGCGACTTATGCGCCAGGTGGGCCTCGTAGGTGTTAGACTGGCCAATGCGTTTCCAGGACATTTCTTTTCCTTTCTCTGGTCTTGGGAATGTGTTTTATGCAGTCCCCCGCCTTCCCCAGCGGGGGGCCAAAGTTATCAAGGGGGTTTGTGGAGCCGGCGGCTACGTGAACAGGCGAGTCAGCGTGGCGAACTTTTCAGCCGGGATCACTTCAAAGAAGATGTCACCATCGAAGATGTGTGCGGTCCAGTCCTCACGACAGACGCGGAAACCGTCGATATTGACCGTGATAAGCCCGGTATCTTCCAGGACGAACAACTGGCGCATCTCCTCGAATCGCTCTTCCGGCACCCGGAACAGCTCACGGTCCCCGCGGGTGAAGACCACCCCATCATCGACACGCTCAGCGATGGTCCAGTCGAAAAGCTTTCCCAGGTACACGTGCGTGGCATCATCCTGCGGTAACGGCTTCGGAGCAGGATACGAGTCGCCCTGGGCGGCTTCCCCTGCGGCAGCACCATCATCATCGCCATCACACTCGTTATCCCAACGCTTCAGGAGATCATCCACAGCAATATCAATCGGGTCATCCACGTCCGAAACAGCAGTAGCATCAGCAATCGACGCATCAGGCAACACATCCAAAACACCATCATCCACTGGCTGCGCACCCCGGAGCCGAATCTGAATCCCCTCATCCGTGGCCACCAAATCAATTGTGCAATCCTGATCGGCGTCTGCGTGCAGGTGCAAATGGAACTGGATAGGGGCGCCATCGCTCACTGGGATGCTCATATCAACCACACCAGCCCCCAAATCCGCACTACTCATCATTGTTATTCCTTTCTCTTGAAGAGGTTTACGCACCACACCTCGTGGCGCTTGGCGCCCATGGCTGGATTCGAACCAGCAGCATCCATATGAAGCCCGGAAGGATGCGGCCATTTCATGGGCCTGGTGCCGGATAACCCGCCGGCAACGGGGCTGAGATGCCTGTCTAAATGCGATAGGTGTTGCGCTCCACCAGCTCCTCCACCTCCGCACGGATATACAAAATCTTTTGCCTTGAAAGCCGGATCCGAGACAGTCGCCCCTCCCTGGCATAGCGCTGCAAAGTTCTGGTTGAAATCCGCAGATACTCCGCTGCCTCACGAGTTGACATATAACGCGACATCACAAAACCCCGGTTCGCTTTACGACGACACCATGCCCCTCACTGTGGTACTCCTTAAGCGACGTCACCAACAGCTCAATAGCTATGATTAAGCCGGAAATGCACTCACTTGAAGCATCAGCCGCAACACACTTCCAAGGCCCCAGTAGCCCATGAAAATAGTGCACCAACTGTCCATAAACCCGGATACGATCAACAAGCGATCGTTGCCGGCAAAAATAAGCAATACGTCGCACAGTGGTAATGCTCAATTCAACAACAGACCAGCCCAAACGGTCACTGCTCAGTTTGACTCCACGAACGGAATGAGCCCCACCATCCTCGGCAAGCCTTATCGCAGTCGCATAAGTAAAATTCGCGTCAAAAGCAGCACCAACATGAAGCAATGCATCCTCGGTCTCTTTGGCGTATTCCAGGATCATTTCGATCAAACGAACAGAAGCCTCTTCTGACGAGGCCAAAGCCCCTTGGCTGGGGTCGCCTTCAGGCTTGGGATAATGGGTCTCCCAAACTTGAAAATGCTCGACCGTATCCGCCAGATACCGCTCAGCTATGGCAACCGCTACAGAATCACTCGTTCCTGTCATTTCTTCTACTTCCACTTACTTTCTCTCGGGTTTATCCTTCCCCTAGGGCTGCCTGCCCCGGGAAGGAGGTGATTAATCATGTTGAAGTTGTTCTACTGCGGTACAGAATGGTCAGTACTTGATGATGAGACAGCTCAAGAAGTGCTAGCCATGCTCCGTGACAACAAATATCCAGGACCCGTAACGCTCAAGCTCTTTACGGTTAAAGATGGAAAACCAAAAATCCATGTCAATCTTTCTGAGCACATTCCGTTTATGTTTTACGACGGTCCAGCAACACACACCGGTAGCGCAAAGTTCGTCTAGCGTGGGGAATATGTGAGCCCTTCCAGCATCCCCGCCAAGAGCTCTTCCCCATGATTCATGACTGACGCCAGGAACTTCGCGTCAGCGGCACTCAGCCACAAACGCTGTTCCTCGGTTTTCGGGCGGATCGCCACACCCGTCGTGGTGATCTGTACCTCTACACGAGGGTTAGACACCTCCACCAGCACATCACCCAACGATTCTTCAGAAGCACCCTGGTCCTCAGAAGAGCCTTCAGACGCCGCACCGCTCTTAGCCGTCAAGACACCAGCAAGGTAACGGTAAGCACCGCAAACCGCCCGAACATTAGCCAACTGCCGTTCATCCAAATCCTTTTCCGACAGCTGCAGTCCCGCCAAGGTCTCTTTCACTAATGCGTCAAGACTCTGCCCCTCAGGATCCTCCGCACTCTTGTTCTTCACAAAGTCACGTGCGCAAGCTTCCCGAAAAGCATCCGCATCGTCAGCGGTGAAACCCGCCGGGGACACACCCGCAAGAACGTACACGGCCCCATCCAGATCGATATCTGCACCCATCACAATCAACTCCTTTTCTTCATCTCTTTGCTTTACGACGCCCCGGCGCGAATCACGCAGCAGGAGCAGAATCCTTCACTTCTGCCTGTGTAATGGCCTCTCGAATATCGACGATCCCAGCAGCTCTCATCATCTTCACCGCGGTATCCAGTCGTACGTCGTATCCCCGGCGCACCCGACTAACAGTCCCCAGCGATACTCCTACCTTTCGAGCTACATGTTCATCTGACTGCAAGTTGTTGGATAAACGGATTTTGTCGATAACTTCAGGTTTGATCCGCCAACCTGAATCTTTTTTTGTATGCATTTCGCTCATGGATCCCATTATGCACACAATTCGCAGATTGCGCAAGTCCTTTCGCATAATTCTTTAAAAACACAGCTCAATAGGCGTGTGCAGATTGCAATCGTTCGCCAAATTATGCATAATAAACGCATGACCGTTCATGAAGATTGGTATTACAACACAGTCAACGGCGACACCGAGAAAGCAGCCTCATTACGTGCAGGTATCACCACTAGTACGCTTAACCGACAACTAGCAAAAGGAATCTTGTCGGAAGGCAACGTTATAGCCATAGCAAGGGCATACGGACAAAATCCGGTGGAAGCCCTGGTACGAACTGGATACCTAACAAAAGAAGAGGCAACAAACAGTTCTCAATCGCTAATTAAAATGCTCAACGATCAGGAACTAATTCATGAGCTTGCCCTGCGGGTTAACAGCGATGAAGCAATCTGGGCTGAAACTTTCGGCAAAGCAATGTCATTAGAAAATGATCCTCAAACCGACGCAAAACAGGGCACAACCTTCACCGAGCATAAGCACAGCCAAGTAATACCGGATGATCCTTGGGCCGCAGCGGCCACAGTCAGCGGCAAAAGCTCGTGGCGCGGTGATGAAATGGTTGCCGACGACTCGGAGGAAGAAGGCTTCCTAGGTGACGATAATTACAGCGATGGTCCATAATTTTTGTGCTACAACCAGCGGGTTTCCCAATTCGGGACTAGCCTAGATGGCATGGGAATTCTTAGTGTCGGCGGCCCACAGAATATGCTTTCACTCTCCGATAAAAGGCTTGCGCTCGTTTACACTGCAGCTTTGGAGGTTTTTAAGCGAACCGGCCGCATTACTATCTGCTCTTGGTACGGCGATGAAGAACAATACGCTGCGGTTAGCGCATCTGCTCTCTTTCCGAAATCAATTCCTTTTCCTGGAAGAGCCTACAAGATCAAAGAAGTTGATGATGGCCAATACGTTTTGGTACTCATTCCTGCTTACAGCACAGAACCGGCACCGGTACCCAAGCCTAAAGCCGTCAAGAAAGTCGCTGATCTCGTCGAAAAACATGATTGCTGGCTCATACTAGACAAAAGCGACCAAATCATCAGCACCCCCAAAGTCATCGAAGAAATCAAGGCCACTGCTAAGTGCATTGATGGAGTAGCCTACCTCAAGGAACTAAACGCCCAAGAAGAAGCTTAAAGTCCTTACTCGTAAACAAGCCCCGGCGCGCTCAGGTGACCGGGGTTAATGTATTTGATAATTATGTGCATGGCCTGTAATCGAATCTTTACCTAAAACCTATATACGAATAAGTCTTTAGCGGGTAGTCTTTTCCTTAAATAATATTCATAAGAACATGAGGGAACGACCATGGCCGGTATTTATGATGCCCGATCCACTAGAGAGTGGTGCAATCAAGAAGCCGTGAGCGAGCTTTTTTGCCAGACGGTACTTAACGATAGCGGAAGAGGTTGCAGCCATGATAACCATGCTTGATTTGGAACAATTAGCAGAAGAGATGGGCGTTATGATAGTTACCCATACCGGTGGCAAGAAGGGTGGTTGGAATCCGGCAACCCGCACCGTCAGCCTTCGGGAGGGCATGCACGAAGTGCAAACATTGTGCACGCTAGCACACGAACTGGGGCATGCCCACTATAGACACCAGCTTGGCGCAACAGGATTGGCGCGCGAACAACAGGAAAGCGAAGCAAACGAATGGGCCGCAATCTTACTCATAGATGAGAATGATTACATGGCGGCCGAAATCAACTGTGACAGTATAAGCTCGATCGCTCACGAGCTGGGCGTGACTATTCTCATGGTGAGGATTTGGAGACAGCTCTACGCCAAAGGAAAGATACCGCAGTACTGCATCCAGGACTAGTGATTCCTCAATTGCTACGAAACCCCGTAACCGAATCTTTACCTAAAACCTATATGCGGATAACAGTTTAACGGGTAGCCTTTTTCTTAAAGGAAGCTCATAAAAACATGAGGAGACAATCATGCCTAGCATCTATGATGCTCGATCTACCAGGGAATGGTGCGATCAGGAAACCGTAGGTGAGTCCTTTTATCGAACAGCGCTTAACGATATCAGAAAACTTGTTCCACTGAATGAGCATAAAGTTCGCCGGTTTGATGCAACGCTCGTGTTGGAAATGGACAATCCACATTCCGAGGCTGGTCATGCAATATCTGTCAGGTGGCAAGACCGGGTTATTGCTTATATACCCGATTTGGAGACTGATGATTATTTTCCCGAACTGGCACGCCTTGCCGCTAGCGGGTTCGATGCCGGAGTGAGGGGTACTTTGTGGACGAATGAGACACAGCCCAATTTCAATCCCAACGATGTTCACATGTCGGTGCATGTTGGGCCGCAACCACCCGGCATGATAGTGCCTATTAACAATCCGCCTTCACGAAAATGGGCCGCCATCCCCCGGGGACAAGCTAGCCAGGTCACTAAGGAAAAAGACCACCTTGATGTGCTGCAACCATATACGGGGCTAGGCCATAAGAAAACCTATATTCTTGTGACGCTGCACAAGGTGCTTCTTGGTACGCGCACCCGCTGGGCTGGGGTCGAGGTTCGACTAGACGGTAAGCGAATCGGGGAGTTGAGCAAGGCAACTGGGGCAAAATTCCTCCCCATTATTGAGCACTATGATTCTCTCGGGCTTATTACTGTATGCCATGCCTATCTCAGGGAAACTGCCACCTCTGCTGAAGTTGCCCTCAAGGCTGCGACCTTTGAAGAGATAACAGATGCAGATCTATATAATCCCGTTATATGCCCGATTCCGCAGCTGGTGCCTTATGCTTTTGACCCTTACACCTATAATGTTCCCGGACGGTACCGGCCGGAACTCGAAGATGACGCATATAGTGATTGGGAATATGAAGAACCCCATTACTTCAATCCGCCGCAACTGGGATGCTACAATGCAGAGCTGGTAGGTCCTAACAATTCCGTGGGTAGGGCACCGTTGCTGGGATATTTGCAAACCAGTATAGGCCTAAGCGGTAACAAGAGCTACGCTATCTACCTTCTTTGTCTTTTCTTTGGTGGCTACATCGGGTTGCACCACTACTATGTAGGGAAAATCGGCAAAGGGGTTCTATATACATGCACAATGGGGTTGTTCATGATTGGCTGGATCGGAGACCTTCTTAATCCCCGGCGCGGTTTTTATAGCTAGATTGTTATAGGCCAATTCCCCTATCCTCATCATGAGGGTGGGGGTTGTTTTTTATAATACCCCCACTTGACACGTAACGTTCTAGAACTGTATAATGGGTAGTGTTCCACAACGGAACAGGGAGAACTCAATAGTGGAGGGAGGTGATGATATGTCACCCTGGCGCTCCCCCAGTCCGTGGGAAGCAGCTGGTATTATTCTCGGCCTTCTGGCCTGGTTTTTCCCGAGAGGCGGTAAGCCTGGGAAACACCGGAAAGGCGTGAAGCGATACCGGCGCGGAAAGCGGAAGAAGTCCCCCCCCCCGGCGGGGGGGGGGGGGGGGGGGGGGGCACCCCTCCACACTACCCTTTTCGTAAAGGAGACAATGGTGAAAACATCAATCCGGTGGGGCATCTCGGTTGCCGTTGCGGTATTCCTCTACACCCGGCCGAACCCACTCTGGCTGCTGATCTACACGATTGGCATCATCACCCTGCTAGCACGGGAGTTCAACCGATGACGGTAATCCCTATCATCACCGACCAAGCCACAGGGCGGGTGCTATGGCGAGTCATCGACTGCGCCGCCTACTGTGGTATCGGACCACGCACCTGGGCGAACTACCACGCAGGCGGTCGCACACCCCAACCCGTAGCACACCTCGATGGCCGCACACCCCTATGGGACGCAGAGGAGGTGAAAGCCTGGCACGCTAACCGCCCCGGCTCGCCAATCAAAGCAACATAATAGGGCAACAAACCCCCGGGTTTCCGGGGGTTTTCTTTTGATCCTTACTTGGGTTATTTTTCACGAAACCCCACTAAAAAAGCATGACCAGCGGATCCATTTTTGAAGGCCAGAAAATTTGACCAAACCTCAAAATAAAAAACCAGGGCCTTCCCCATGTGGGTGAAAGTAACATCGTTGGTAATAATATAACTATTTGGCTATATTATTACCAATAGTTTTACACTTATGGATCCATAAGCAAGTCATTCACCCGCTGCAACGCCTCCTGCCGCCTAGCGTCGGAAGTGCGCATATAGATCTCAGTGATGACCTTCAGATCCACCTGGCCTAACAGCTCACCGATAGCAGGGATCGTCATACCCTGCTCCACCAATGTAGTGATAAGCCACACCCTGCCATAGTGCGGGCTGATACGCTCGGTGATCCCGGCGCGGTTTTTAGCACGGTGCAGGACGGACCTGTAAAAAGTATCTGAGATGATTCTTCCGGTGCTGCTAGTGCAAATGAAGGCATCGGGGCTGTCGCCAATGGTGGCCAGGTGGTCGATGATGTCTGAGTGGAATTTTTTAAAGACGGGGATGGTGCGGTGGCTGGCGCTGGTTTTGGGAGTGGGCTGGTAGGTCATGTTCCCTGCGATCCTGTAGGCGTTGCCCCTGATATTGATCAGTATAGTGTCACCTGTGATGGTGATGTCTTTACGCCTGAGGCCTAGCACCTCCCCTATGCGCATGCCGTGGAAGAAGGTGAGGACTGCTATTAGTCGGTGTGGCGGTTTCAGTTGGTCAACGATTTTCTGCATGGTGGCGACCGTGGGAAGTTCTTTTCGCGTCGGCTTAGGGCGGCGTCGGGCGTCTGGTACATCTACTGGGCTGGCGGGGATCAGGTCTCGATCTACTGCCGCTTGTATAGCGGTGCGGAGGCATGAGTAGGCGGCGCGGTTGTAGGACTGGTATCCATGCTTGATAGTTATTGCATCCCACCAAGCGATCACGTCTTTGCGTGTGAGCTTGACCAAGGGGATATCGCGTAGTCTTCCGGCTTTGCCCGTGGCGTTCAGGATGCGGCGACCTAGGACCGCACGGTAGTTGTCCATGGTGGAGGGTTTCAGGCGTTTTTCTTGAAGGTCTAGCCATTGACATAGCCACTCGCCGACGGTGCGGGTGGCGTCTTCTTTCGTCCGGTACCGGAGGTGTGGGGGCTGCCATTCGTCAAACTCAATGAGCTTTTGTTCTTGACGGAGCCAGGCACCAGCATCGTCTTTGGTGAAGAACGGGTGGGGGCCGGAGTATTTTTTGCCGTCGGGTCCGGTATAGCGGGCGCGGTATTTACCAGAGGATAGGCGTGCTATTGTGCCGAAGAGGCGTTTTTTAGGGGCGGACATGAAGAGGTTTCCTGCGATTGCGAGTGGTCCATGGGCGGTCCTGCGGTCTACGTATGGTCCGCAAGTTTACACCCGTGTCCCACTGTGTCGTTTATTGTCGCTTATTATTTTACGCAGGTCATAGGGCAAAAAAGAAGAACCCCCACGTCACGGCGAACGTGGGGGCCTTATATTGCAAAGAAGTCGGTGACTTCTAAC